GCATGGGCGGTGCAAATAATGCAGTGGTTGCTCCCACGCCAAATGTTTCGTCTTTTAGTAGAAACGAATTGGAAGCTGAAGCCCGTCGCCGTGGATTAATTAAATGACCGATTTAAAAGATTTATCCGATGCTGATTTAATGTCGGCTTTAAAAAATCCTGTTCCGACCGGGTTAACCGCCTTGTCGGATCAGGAACTAATGAATCACCTTAAGACCTCAGAACCTAATAAATCTGGCGGTGCGCTAAACACTTTGTATTACGGAACACAAGGCGCGTATCGCGGTCTTTCTGATACACTTGGTATGCCAGTTGATCTTACTAATTGGCTGCTGAAAAAAACTGGACTTCCTATGTCTGATACTCCAATTGGAGGATCGGAAAGTATTGCATCGGGGATCAATGCTTTAGGTTCAAAATTTAAAGAATTGACTGGTATCGGAAACCCCGATGCCAAAATGACTTATCAAAATATTAACGAAGTTCCAGAAGCGTATCGTCCCTCTGCGCGGGTTGGTGAGGTAACGGGTAGCACTTTACCAATTTTAGCTGCGCCAATGCTTGCTGCGGCGCGTACGCCTATTGCCGCTGCGCAAGAAGCAGCGCGTATTCCCACCGGAAACGTACTTAAAGATTTATGGCGGCAAACCGTTGCGGATGCTGCAACGAACCCAAATTTTGTGCGTTCGCAAATTCCTGCAACCGTTGGGCAAGCCGCAGGCGCTTATGCAGCGGAAAGCCTTGCACCGGGAAGTCCTACTGCTCAGATGGTTGGGCAACTTGGTGGTGGTTTAGGTGTTGGCGGCCTGCACGCGGCTGTCCAAAACGGAACTAATGCGGCTGGAAATGCCGCGCAGCGTTTGGTTGAACCGTTTACCACTCAATCTGAGGAAGGAGCTAAAAACGCCGCAGCCCGCGCACTTAAACCAATTCTTGAGCAAAGTGGGGAAAATCCAGAAGCTATTATTGCCAATTTGAAAAAAGGACAAGCTGCTCCGGGAGCGGTTGCGGGTGATCAAGCGCAGAGTCCTGCTCTTGCCGGTCTTCAAAATTATCTTACAAAAGACGATGCAAATTTGGCAAATTCTATTCAAGCAGGACGCGAAACAGCGTCAGGCAATCTTCAAACAGGTTTTACTAAGGCATTTGAACCCGGTCAGCAAAACGCACTGACGGATGTTGCCGCCAAACGGCAAGCGCAGTTTACAACTAATCTTGATAATTTAGTTTCAAATGCTGAAACCCGCGCCCGCGCCGCAATCGAGCCTGTGCAACCTAATTCTCCACAAACACGTGAAGCTTTAAATACAAAAGCCCGTAGTATTATGGAAGAAGCGTTAGGTCGCGCTCGTGCAACCGAAAACAGTTTTTGGAATTTAGTTCCCAAACAACAAGAAATAATTCCGTCTAATACCATTGATGCGTTTCAACAAATTAAATCGCAAATGTTGCCTGAAGAAACATTAAACCCATTACTTGAAAAAGTAATGAAGCGTTTTAATTCGGCGGCAGAAGGCCCAACAGTATCGGAAGTACAGACTGGCCTACTCGATGCCAATGGTAGCCCAATTGTTCGGCAAATTGAAGAACCGCCAACTCCCGTGACACTTGGTGATGCACAGAATTTACGTAGTAATCTTTTAGAAGAAGCGCGCTCTGCCTCGGCTAATAATGATTTCAAAACTGCGCGGCGTTTTAATGCGGTGGCGAATGGGTTGTTAGATGATATGTCAACCGCCGGAGGTTCGACCGTTGATGCCGCACGTAATTTTTCCCGTGCGTTAAATGATCGGTTTTCACGTTCATTTGCTGGAGATATTCTTGGTACAAAAACAAATGGCGCGGATCGTATCCGGCCCGAATTATCGCTTGAACGCGCTGTAGCTGGTAATCCTCAACAATCCGCCCAACAATTGCAAGAATTGCAAAGGGCCGCTGCGCCAATTGCAGAAACAGGAAATGCTGATCTTGCATCGCAAATGCAGGGGACGCAACAACAGTTCATGCGTTTTTTGTCAGAAAAAATTATTGATCCTGCTACGGGCCGCGTAAAACCAAATGCCGTAGATAGTTTCATTCGAGATAATGGCGCCATTCTTCAACAATTTCCGCAATACCAAGCGCAACTTGAAACAGCGCGAGATACTCAACGCGCATTTCAACAAGTTATGGAGCGTATGGACAGCGCGCAAAAACTATCGGAGCGCAATGCCGCTTTTGCAAAGGTAATGAAAGCCGGAGAAAACCCAGCGGATGCGGTCGCGGCGGCGGTTCGTAGCGCGTATCCAACGCGGGATATCCGCAAGTTGGCTGCATTAGCACGTAGCGGCGGGGAAGATGCCGTTGCTGGTCTTCGCGCTGCGGTTTTGCAAAACCTTATGGACAACGCGCAAGTAGGTGGGAAATTTTCTTATGCCAAAGCCGCCGACGCTTTGAGTACGCCTCTTTCCCCCAATGGTCCGTCTTTGATGAAATCACTCCGGGACAACCAGATTCTTACAGCTACTCAACAAGCGCAGATTTCTAAATTCCTTGATCAAGGTGTTCTAAGCGAAGCCAATAAAATTAGTCCAATTCAAGTCAATAATTTTGGCGTGGAACCGGGTATGTTGGCAAAAGCAGCGGCGCGCATCGTTGGTGCGAAATTGGCGTCAGCAACGCATCTTGGTCATGGAGGCGCGGGTCCGTCGCTTCAAGTTGCACAAATTGGCGCAAACATCGCCGAAAAATCATTTGCTCGGTTGCCAGCCGATCAAGCCAAACAGTTTATGACCAAAGCCCTCGCTGCCGAAACACCAGATGAATTGATAGATATTCTGGAACGTGTTTCGGAAAAAGCGAACGGAACCACAAAGAAATTACCTTCGCCTACAACACAAGCGTTGGTCATGTTGCGTGCGGCAATTCCAAGAACTCGTTCAAACACAAAATGGGAAAAACCATGAACCCGCTTGACCTCATAAGTGGCATCACGCCGATTCTCTCCAAGGTGCTCGACCTCATCCCCGACCCAAATGCGAAACAGCGGGCCGAGATGGAAATGCAAGCGCGGTTAATGGAATACGCCGCGCAGCAGTCTATTGCACAATCCGAAATCAACACCGCTGAAGCAACGAACCCAAACGTATGGGTTTCTGGTGCGCGGCCATTTATCCTTTGGGTTTGCGGAGCCGCGTTTGCGTTCCTCTATATTGTTGCGCCGGTAGTCCAATGGATTGGTGCAATGAACCACGTCGTGATCCCGCTGCCAGCATTGGATAAGGATACCATCGTTAATCTCGTGTATGCGATGCTAGGTTTAGGCGGGATGCGTACCTTTGAAAAGTGGAAAGGGGTCGCGAAATGACCGACGACGTGCAGCGCGACCTTGGCCGTATGGAGGCTGAATTAACGGCGTTGAAGTTTAGCATGGATTTGATACGGGCTGACCTCAAGGAAATCAAAGACGCCTTTCATGAGATGAAGGGCGGCACACGGGTGTTCATGGGCGCGGCTGCGGTGCTAGGTTCACTGGCGACCCTTTCCTTTAATTGGCTTGTGAATAAACATTAAGTACCCGCGTAAGTACCCCGTTCCATTTGCGTTCACGGCACGTACTTGTACAGTATGCAGCACAGGTCGGTAAAAGATGCAAGGATTTCACAGGCTTACATAATTCCCGCGAGCGTGGCGCGACCGTGTGCATATACAATCTAAGTTTATGAATCCCCTGCTGAATCGCCGTACACCATTTTTCAAAGTACCCGGAAAAAGTACCCGGGTTGCAGTGCTCAACATCAGTGCAACCGATTGAAATGAACACTGATTTTTCGTATACTGCAAGTCTTCCGGGGGAATAATAATGGATACTCTGCAACCCTATTATCCGACGTGGCGCGATAGGCTCGCCTCGATGCTCATGGGCGATAATCGTGCATCGCCCGAGCGGCGCAATTTTGTTCAAGGGCTGCTTGGGTCGTCCGGTTTGGGTGACACCGGCATGTCGCTTGTGGATGCCACGCCACTCGGCGGCTTGCTTGCGGCGCAAGGCGATGCCCAACGGGGCAACTATGGAATGGCCGGTGTGAACGCGGCGATGGCAGCGGTGCCATTTGGCCCTGAGCTTGGAGGGTTGTTACGAGAAGGCAGTGCGCTTGCGCGTCCGGCTGCGGAAGCCGCAACACCAACAGCGAGCGAAATAGCGTCGTTTGTTAATTCCAAATTAAATTTTGATAATCCAGCTACCTCACGGGGTGCATTGGACTGGCTTAAAAACAAACAAGATTACGCCGAACAAGCCATGCGAAATGCCAATCCAAAAACTGCTACCGGTAAAGGTTTGGTTGGACCAACTACAGCATGGGGGAAAGACATAGATATTCCAACGTCGATGTTGGCTGATCTCCCCGGAGCATCAAACGAGGTGCGGGTTCCGGGCGATCCGCAATACGACGATTTGTTAAAAACAGTGCAGCAAGAAGGATGGAATCCGACGAACATTAGCGTTGCGATCAACCACAAAGGCCAGCCTTATATTTATGAAGGCAATACCCGCGTCGCTATCGCAAAGCAGCTTGGTATTCCTACCGTGCCCGCAGACATTTCATGGGCTAACGGAGGTGAACTCGCAAATGGACCTTGGGCACCAAATGAATTTGCAAGACGTCTGCTGATGTTGGGGCAATAGTACCCGGCCCGGTACCCGGTTCTAGTTGCGTTCCTTGCGCGTACCGGTATTGTTTGCGGCACAGAAACGCATTTTTTGCAGGGATTTCATAGATTTACACAACCAAGACTTTGGTGGCGCGGTCGTGTATAGGCCCATAAAAATCCCTGCTAGTTCTTAGTGTTAGGGTCTTCACGTTTCGGTGAGTACCCGGAAAGTACCCGGAAAAGTCTGCTACTTACGGTTACAAAATGCTATTTATGGCATTAGCTAAGTGCTCATCATCCCCCGGCATAACATGCGTGTAGATACCCAAAGTGATACGGACATCAGCGTGACCGAGGCGCTGCGAAACGGCCTTCAACGGCATCTTCTGCTGAAGCAGGTATGTCGCGTGGGCGTGCCGCAGATCGTGCAGGCTGAAGTCATCCAACCCAATCGCGGCAAAATGACGAGCGACTTGGTTGGACAGCACATTGGGATGGCGAAGCTGACCGAGAGGGTTGGGGAACACCCAGTCGGTAGGTTTCGCAGTTCCCTTCATTGCCGCCAGCTCGCTGCGCATCGACAACGGCAACGAAATTGTCCGGTTGCTGCCATTAGTCTTGGTTGCCCCAACGAGTGCCTTATAGCCAACCGTGCCGACGTTGCGCTTGATCTGCACCGTGCACTTGTCGAGATTGACGTCCTGCCACTGCAATCCGCAAATCTCGCCGCGCCGACATCCGGTCGCCATCGCGAAACGCACGACAGCCCCAAGCGGCCCCCAAGCTTTCGAGCGTTCGACCAATTCCGTCATCTGCTCGTGCGTCAACGTGATCGTCTTGGTGATGCGTTTCGACTTCGGCACCGGCACGCCGTCCGATGGGTCTTCGACGATCACACCCAACGACGCGGCTTCGCGCAGGGCTTTGCGCATCTGCACGCTCATGTCCCGCGTGCGACTAGGGCCGTAGTTTCGCACCAGCGTGCGGTACAACGCATCGATGTCTTTTCGGCTGACGTCGGGCAGCGGCTTGTGGCCGAGCAACTTGCAGATCGGCGCAAGCGTGCGGCCATAGAGTTCAGCGGTGCTGTCCGAGATGTGACCGTAAGCACGGCGGTCCTCGACCCACCGCAACAAATACTCGCCAAAGCTTTCGGTACGCGGTTGCGCCGACTTGATGCTGGCCCCACGCCGGATTGCTTCAGCGCGGGCTTCTGCCGATGCCTTGGAGCCATGCACGGTTTCGTACTTGAAGCTACGATTGCCGAACTCGTTCGGCGTTTCAATACGCAACCGCCAGCAATTCGGCGTTTTTTCCAACAGAGTAATTTTCATGGTTGTCCTCCTTTAAAGACAACACACTATATGCCTAGTTTAGTGAGGCACGCAAGAACTTTGCGTGACAAACGCAATTATTCTTTGTGCCAACATTTCGGCTTCGACTTGTCCCAACCCGTGTTCTCGGAGAAGATTGACCAGCCGCCGAAGCAGCAGGTCATCCGACATTGGCAAGCTTCTTTTCTACTTCGGCCTTGTACCGGGCACGCAGTAAGTCGCCATCGCATTCGGCCAATTCTGGCGTACGGCACCACGGGCGTTCAGGCTTGGCGTCGAGGCGCACCTGCTTCGAACGACGATGCCATTGCACGTACCGCAAAGCGTCGGTCGCCTGAGACGCCCAGCGCATGTGTTTGCGGACGGGTTCAGGAACGCCAAAGTCGGTCGAGCAGCGGTCAAGAATTTCCGAAACGGTAATAACGCTGCGGTGCTTCCACATTCCTGTGGATAACTCTGTAGCCAACCAACGCGACGACTGCGGCTGGCTTTCCTCGATCATCATCAGCTTGTCGTCGGTCATTCTTGGGCGATGGTTCGGATTGAAGGCGGAAATATCGCGTTGCTTCAACCATGTCCAAACGTGCTTCCAACCATCCCGTGCAATATAAAAATCGTCGGCAAGCTTGGTGTAGTAGTCGTTCGACCGGGCTTTGGCAAAAGAGTTGATGACAAAGAAGCGGCGGTCGTCGTGCGATAAATTCAAAGCATCGGTGTGGTTTGAAAAAAAGATAAAATTGACGACGTTCGGCACTTCGTAAGGCATCTGAAACTTACGTTCGACCGTATTCGTATCTGATGCAGTGCCCGAAATCGTTGCCTTCATACGCTCATAGATTTCGTTCTTTTCAAAACGCATCATTTCTTCGACAATCACCAATTCTTTTTCGTAAAAGTCGATGAACCGGCCCATCAAATCCTGCGGCTGCACCGTGCGGGCATTGTGCGCAAAGCCGAGCAATAGCGGACGCAGAAACAAGTCTTTACCGACGCCCTGATTGCCGATGATGATCGGAGCCCAACGGATTTTTTTGCCGCGATGCTGGACGGTATGGGCGATAAAATCCAAAAGGTATTCGCGGTCTTCGGCGTTCTCAAAAAGGTATTCGATGTGGTCAAGCCACGGCTTAACCTGTTCGTCCGTTGTCGTGGCTGGAAGCGAATGCTCCGCGTCAATCCAACGGTTGTAGTACATTGCGCTTTTGCCGTTGAAAGCCCATGTCGCAAGAACTGGCTTACCGGGCAGGTAAGTATGGCCCATAACCTTTTGCATAAGATCGGCGTTGAGCAGGATGTTCGAAGCGGCCCGAACGCCCGTTGCACCCGATGGCGCGATGGCCTTTCCTAACGACGCATTTAATGCAGCGTGCGAAAATATCTGTCCGGTATCGCGGACAATCCATTGCTGTTGTTCTTCCCAGTATAAAAGCCGCTTGGACAACACCCCAATCTTCGCCGCTTGTTCGTCCGAATCCTCTTTAGCGGCGGCAATCTTGGTTTCAACCGCAACCGGATCGTCTTTGAAATCTTCCTGCGCATCGCCGACAAACCCGAACTTGTGCGCCGATCCAAACAACCGTTCTGGCCCAACGCGCACATGGGTCAGCGACCGCCATACGCCACTGACGTATTCCTCGTCGGCCCAATCCTGCGATGTGGCCCACTGAATAACATCCTCGCGGTACTGCTCAGATTCCTTGCCGGTAGCCGCTTTAAAGGCCGCAATAATGGACACAAGGTCTTCGCGCATTGGGAGCGTATCTTCGGTATTCGGAATCGCTTGCAAGGCCGCCAAAGCTATCTCGGACGGAACCAAAGGCTCCAAATTCTTTACCGCATGGCCCACGCCTCCCGCAGATGGCCGCAGCCGAACATCCGTAACAATCGTCCAGCCCCGTGCGATGACTTCGCCTGCCAGTGCGTCCATAAAATTGCGTGCATCCAAAGCCGTGATCTTGGTCAAGCAATCCGCGCCCCACGATGCCAGCTCCGCGCTTTCGCGCCATTCGTATTGCGCACCGGTCGGGTGCGTGCCGTGGATAAGATACTGTTGGCCCGCGCCAAGGATTTCAACCGCGTGCGCTAAACCTTCGGTGTCCTTGAATACAAGGCGCATCTTGCGGATTGGCTCATCGCCAATCTTGCGGAATACAAGCAAAGCTCGCGGCGCACCGGCACGAACACGCACGGGGGCGTGGCCCAAATGAAAGTTTACAAGCCCTTCGACCAAATCACGGACGTGCTCTGACGCAACATCGACATCGACCGCAGGCCAATTCTCGGCGCGTAAACCGACATTCTCGGTCGGCCACGATTGCGCCGTAACGGCCATGTTGTCGGATAAACCCATCGTCGGCCAAGCGCCGGTCAGTCCGTACCATAATTGACTGTGTGGTTCGAACCGACCGGGCACTTTCCCAACTTGGGAACTATCAACTGCCGACTTCGACCCCAGCTTCGCACCGGGCGGGATGATCGGCAGTAGGTCTTTAATCGGGAACTGACCGCGTTGAATAAATGGATTGGTGGCTTTTGCAAAAAATAATTTTGCCGATACTTCAGACATTTTCGGCCTCGATACTCATTAAGAGATTGTAATTTTTAGCCCAAGCGTTTCGCAGTATTTCAGTGCCGTCGCGAACGAAGTCGTCCCGACGTTCTTCTTCCACCACCAATAAATGCTCGGCGACTTGCCAGCGAGGCCCGATAGTTCCCGTTCGGAAAGCCCCTTTTCTACACGGGCGGCTTCGATGGCTTTTAATAGGTCTTCAACAGTCTCAATCTGCATTGTAAATTTCCACTATATTTGGACGGTCATCCTGTCCAATTCCACGGTTCTGATAGGCAGTTAGAAAAGCGAGGCAGCAGGCGGCGTGCGATAGATGCGAGATACCCGTTTCCTCGTCGTAGTTTTCGCCTGCCCACCACATATTCAAATGGCGCTGCAAGGCAGCGTAGTAACGGCCCCAATCGGCACCCTTGGCCCAATTGTTCGCGTCGTACTTGCGTGCGCCGTATTCCAAAACTTCCGCCGTTCCCCAAAGAAACTCAGGCGGAATCAAGTCAAATCGCGGCTTACCTGCGTCAGTTTTTATGAAATCATTTGCCATATCGAAGTCCCTCTTTGGCTTCTGCTGAAATCGGAAAGCCTGCGGCCCATTCCGGTACTCGACACATAATCTGTTTCATTTCTTCTTGCGTGCCAAACCCAAATGGTAGCTCACAAATCACCTCGTCGTGGACCGATGCGATTACGGGGTAGTTTTCTTGTTCCAGTGCAATCATTGCACCGGCAATCAGATCACGACAAATTCCTTGGACGACATTTTCTGTAAGCTTCCCCCCAAATGTCCGCTCCGGTTGCCATTTCTTTGTCAAAGAATTGACGGCCATATATTCAATGGCTGGACGTAATCCAAACGGCCCGGAATGGGTGACAATGCGAGGATTACGATAAAACAATTTGCGCCCCGATGGCAATCGAATTAGCAACCAATTTCCATCGCACATCAAGCTGATACCGCGATATTTTGTTTCGGTGCCTGAACGCTGAATTGCAGTGACCGCCGCGTCGTTCAATCCGTGCCAAAGCTGCGGGATTTTGCTGTAATGGGTCCGGTACGTGGACACGGCGCGTTGCGCCAATTCCTCGTCAATATCGGTGCCCATCGCCGCGCAGGATTGCCGAAACTTTTGGGCACCCATGCTGTAGCCACAACCGAGAATAACCGTTTTACCAAGGAAGCGTTCTTTTGAGTCCTTTCCGATTTCCTGCACGGGAACATTAAAGATCATCCCCGCCATTTCTTCGTAAACTTTCCCGTTGTGTGCAAATTGATTGACGAGGTTCTTTTGGCCCGCAAGCCACGCCACGCCACGCGCTTCGATGGCCGCATAGTCGGCCCAAACCAGTCTGTGGCCCGGCGCGGCGCAAATCGTGCCTCGGATCATCCGCGACAACTGGCCGAGGGTTTCGCCGGAAACGGGGTGCAGGTGGTCACGCGACCAATCCCAATCCTTGACTGTATCGCGTGGCAAGTTCTGCAACTGCACACCAGTACCAGCCCACCTGCCGGTCGAAGCGCCGTGGTACATCAGGTTGCCGCGCACTCGACCGTCGCGTGAAACACGGTCGATCATGGCCTGATACTTCGCCACGGACGATTTGCCGCCTTCTTTGCGAATTTTCAAAACGGCTTGGACGTTGCTCGGCAGATCGCCTGCGAGTAAGTTATCCACAGCTTTCTTGTTAAGCGAATCATCCTCGCCTTCAAAAATTGCAAAGCCCTGTTCAAGCAGCCATGCTTTAATCGACGCGACGTTGGTGAAACTTTCGACAGCACCGTTTGTCAAAACCTTCAGTTCGTTATTCAGAACGGTTTGCGCCTCAGTCGCCAACGCAATCGCATGTTGGGCAAACGTGTAATCGACGCGCACGCCGCGATCATTGATCGCTTCGGTCAGCCACCAAATTCTTCTTTCATCATCAGACAACGGGCGAAGCACCTTATCCAATTCACGCTCGACTTCGACGTCGGTTGCGCAATAGGCCGCAAGCCGTGCCATTCGCGCCTCGTCATCCCACCAAACCGGGTACTTAATTTGCTCGCCATTGGCGTCCAACGACCGCGTGTATTCCCACGACCTTGGACGGCACATGCGCATCATTAGTGCCTTGCCTTCTTTGTCTTTCTTGACGTCAAGGCCCAACGCTTCGGCTGCGCCGTCAAGGGATCGGGGCAAAGCTTGTCTGGCCGCACGGGCAGCCGTATCGTCCCATCTGGTCAAATGGGGTATGGGCCAACCGTGTCGCGGCCCAAGGATGTATTCAAGCATCGCCCGCTCAAATCCCGCGTTGTGGGCGACAACGATGCAATTAGGATCGGCCAACGCATCGGCCAAATCTTTCGGGCATGGGCATGGATCAGTCCAAACGCCCTTAAACGCAAACCATGTCTGCACCGGGCCGTCATCTATCGCGTAGCACGCCAGAATAACTTCCGTGGTGGGATGTTCCGCGTAGCGGTACACCCCGGCTGCGGGGAGATTAACCGTCGAACGGGTTTCAAAATCGATATGTAAACGCATGAGATTACCTACAGGAAAATAGGGGCGGCAGGAAAAGGAAGGAAAACCCACCGCCCCCCGGAACGACCTAGGAGATATCAGTCGTCCCAATCGCTTCTGACCGAAGGTTCTGCGCCGAGGTCTTCGGCAATGGCGTCAAAGTCATCTTGTGCGCGGCCTACGCCGCTGAATGCGGAATCGTGCTTTAGCAACTGGACGTTCTGCAAACCAAAGCCGACGCCTTTGAGCACGTTGTCGTAGGCGTAAGCGCGTGCCGTCACACGGACCCAACGACCGGCATAAGCTTCTTTCTCGTCGGTTACGGGATCGAGTGATGCACTCACGCACCCCGGCTGCGTCTTTGACTTCAACGAAATAAACTTCCAGCCCGCCTCGTACCCTGCCAAATGCGATTTATCGCCCGCATCGCGGATCACTTGCTTCGGGCCATTGAAATTGCCCTTCGGCCATTTGGCCTTATCCGGCCCCCACTTTTCAGCAGCGGCTTCTTCCAACGCTTTTACCAGCGGCTTGATGTCGAAGTCAGGCGGCAGGAGAATGGTGAGGCCGTACTTGCCCCCCATGTCCTCGCGCTGTGGATGGAAAATTGCAGGAAATGAAAGACGGCCCGGTCCAATGGTGAGCTTGCTCATTTCGCACCGCCTGTGATTTCGGCGATCTTCTGCTCAAGCACATCAATACGTTCATGCGCCTCGGAATAAAGCCGTTCTGTAGTGCGATGATAATATGAAGGAAGGGTATGCTTCATCACTTCAACACCACCCCAAATTAGGGCGATGCCTAAAATAATTACTTCGATAGTCATGCTTTTTATCCTTGTTAGTCCGCGAAATCATTCTTGGCGGATGCAGCCGCGGATGCCTGCTTGTCCGTCTCACGGGTCAAATTGACCCCTGTGCTTTCTGAAGTGATAAGGTCAAATAGGTCCAACTGGACGCCCTGCTTCTTTGCCAGCTTTTCAACTTGTGTGGGGGACGCAAGTTCCTCGACCACAAAATTCTGCAAACCTTCTGACGCAAGGCGTTGTTTCACAATTCGCTCATCCTTCCATTTCCGTGTGCCGCGTTTCGGCACCAATTTCCAACCGGGCACGATATCGCCCGCTTCGATTAACTCTTGCGCGTAAGATCGCACTGCCTTCAGCCAAGTCTCAATCACGTCGGCTTTGTCCAACAGTTCTGAAATTTGTAGGGCACTTAAACTTTCAGGCGACTGCATCGAAATCCATCCTTGCTAAACGCATCACTTCGTCCCGTAACGTCGGGCAAGTGGCGCGGGCCAAACAAAACTTACAATGGGAACCTGCGGCAAAAGGTGGATCGTCGCTCTCGGCCAATTTGGCAGCGGCAACCAATTCCGCACCGAGGTCTGCCAGTTCCAAAACGTCTACTATTCTGCGCTTTACCCCACCTAGGCGGGGTTGAACGATAATGATTTCAACCGAATCCCATTCCCATTGGTTCAACGAGGCCATTGCACCGAGCGCGTAGAACCCTAATTGTGGATTGATCTTGCCCGCGTAATCCGCTTCGACCGCAACACCACGACCGGCTTTGAGGTCAATAACTTTGAGCACGTCCCCACAATCAATGACCGCATCCGCCGTGCCCCAAAACTCTGGATGGTGGGGAAGCTTAAACTTTTGTTCTACAAACAACGTGCCGCCTTCCGCCTCTTGGCGGACTGTTTCAATATATAGGTTCGCGACATCAAGCTGCTCGTCAGTAAGCTCGTAAGGGTTATCGAGGCCCAACAAAATATTCGCACAATACTCATGCAGCATGGTTCCTTCTGCCGCAAACGGGTTGGACGGATTGGGTAACATGTGTGTTACCGATACCGAACCCGGACACCGCATCCACCGATGCGCGGCACTCGCGCCAAATCGTGAATGCGCCGTCATTTCTCCCATCCTTTTTGTCTTTCGTTGATCGAGTCCTGCGCCGCTTTAGCGATTTCGGACCACGTATCAATCGGCGCATCGTACAACGTCGGTTCGCCAGCGATTCCCAAAATCAGTTCTTCAATGGCAAAGTGGTTGCCGCCGTGGACGATATTCGCGTAATCGCCGAGAAGCATGTCCATGTCCCGACGGGTAATCCGCAGCGTTTTACCAATCAGCAAATCATCGTCTGGCCCATCAAGAATTTCGACCAATTCACGCAATTTGTTTTGCAGGTCTTTGCTGCTTTTCGCGTCGATTACAAACTTTACATTCGCTTCAAGATTCATCCAATTGCCCCTGTAATTATCCTCTGTTTACGTATTAGTGCGCTTGTTATTCGTTCGTCAACTGACTGTTCTAGGCATACAAAACTTGCCCACACCCGTTTTTTTTGTCCGGCGCGATATGCGCGGGAAATGGCTTGCTCATTCAGCGCAGGGGTCCATGCGGGTTCAACAATAATCACCCGATCAGCGGCTTGCAGATTGAGCCCTGTACCTGCGGCCATCATCTGCGCCACAAGCACACGGCAATTTTTGTCAGTGCTGAATTGTTTCACGACCGCATCGCGTTTTGCTTGCGCCATTCCGCCCGTGTATTGCACAACGCTATCAGCGAATCCCTTGCGGGCCGTAAGCTGTTCGACCAGCGCCGCACCGACATCCTTATGGTGATAGAATAAAATGGTCTTGCCGGTGCTTGTTTCTAATTCGTTGAGCACGAGGTCCGCACAATGCGCGGCCTTCGCCAGCCCTATCCTGCGGCGCAAGGTTGCCAACGGTGCCATCAATTCACCGAGGCGGTCCACATCGTCTTTCCGCAAAAGAGTTTCCAATTCGGCAAGCGCTTCTTCGGGAATGCCGTCAAGGTCAATGTCCCGTGCTGGCACCCACATTTCGGTTACATGTAACGGTGGGATATCTAGGACGTTTTCTTTTTTAATCCGCGAAACGTGCGGGCCTAAAATCCTTTTTAACTCGTCAAGGTTTTTGCCACCGGTAACGACTAATCCATATGGCGTTTGGCGCGTATGGCAAAACTTGTCGATCCATTGGTTCTTCGTTTCAATGTCGGCTTCCGCAAGGACTTGCGGCAGTAGACGGGATACGTGGGGCCATAAGTCGCTTGGGTCGTTTACAAGCGGTGTGCCGGTCGCAACCAACACCCGGTCTGTTCGGCGGATCAAAGCCCCCGGTGAATCACGGCGAGCGCCGTAGACGGCACGAGTACGCTTGGCGGCGGTGTTCTTGAGCAGGTGGCCTTCATCCAACACGACCGTGGCCCAATCCAGTTTGAAAAGTTGCTTCCAGATTTTCGTATCGATGAGGTGGTCGTAGCTACAAATTACAAGCTTGGCCTGCGGTGCAATTTTGTCCTTGCCGTACTGCACGACCTGAAT